ACATCAAAGAAGATGTGCTGGTTGGGAATCACGATTGCTTCTATCGCGACAGTACGGAGATCAATTCGATTCAGGAACTGTATCGACATGACGACCGACTGACAGTCTATACGCAACCCACCGAGATTGATGTCGATGGGTGCGGCATTCTCATGCTTCCGTGGATCTGTGGCAACAATCGAGACGCGTCCGAGAAAGCGATTGCGACGTCGTCGTCTACGGTCGTGCTTGGGCATTTAGAACTCTCGGGGTTCCAGATGTATCGCGGTATGCCCAATCATGACGGCATGGATCCAAGTGTCTTTGATCGGTTCTCGCTCGTCATGAGCGGTCACTACCATCACAAGTCACAGAACGGCCCAATTCACTATCTCGGTGCACCGTATGCGATGGTATGGAGTGACTACCGCGACCCCCGTGGTTTCCATCTGTTCGATACGGATACGCAGGAACTGACGTTCATCGAGAATCCGTATACGGCATTTGCGCGTATCGTATATGATGATCTTGAGCAGCCACACAACTACATTGAGAAGTTGGTGACGTCCATTGTGGCAAAAGATTCACCCTACTACGACTCGTATGTGAAAGTCGTGGTCAAGAACCGAACGCATCCGTACTGGTTCGATATCATGATGGATGCGTTGTCGAAGGTGAACACGCAAGATGTCATGGTTGTAGATGACATTGTGGCAGACCCGAATGCAGATGCCGCAGAAACGGTTTCCACGGACGTCGATACTCTCACCATCATGCGCGATTATGTCGATGGGTTGACCGTCACATGCGACAAGCGAGACCTGCAAACCTATTTGCAGCAGCTTTATCATGAAGCGGTAACCACCACGCAGTCATCGAGGATGAGTTAATGATTACCTTTGAGCGTGTTCGATATCAGAATTTTCTGGCAACCGGAAACGTCCCGATTGATATCCTCCTCAACAAGCATACTTCGACGTTGATTGTCGGACGCAATGGTGCAGGCAAGTCCACCATGACGGAAGCGGTCTGCTTTGCGCTCTTCGGACGCGCTTTGCGGAATATCAACAAACCAGCACTGGTAAACTCCGTCAACAAACGAGACGCGCTCGTCGAACTGTGGTTCACGATTGGAGAAACCCAGTATCTGATTAAACGCGGCATCAAACCGAACGTGTTTGAAATCTATCAGAACGGTGTAGTGATTCCAGCACCTGCCGCTATTGCGGATTACCAGACTCTGCTGGAGACGCAGATCCTCGGCTTGAACTACAAGAGCTTCATGCAGATTGTGGTACTAGGAAGTGCGTCGTATGTGCCGTTTATGCGGCTTTCACCTGCGGCACGACGAGAGATCATCGAAGACATTCTCGACATCGAAGTCTTTTCCGCGATGAACACGCTTGCAAAAGATGAACTAAGCACACTCAAGACCCTAACCGATTCACTCTCGCAGCAGCGTACGTTGTTGGACGAGCAGGTGCGTATGGGTGAATCGTTTACCACACAGATTACCGAACAGCGAGATGCGCAACGCGCATCCATTCAGGTAGCGATTGATGACGAGACCGCGCAGATTGCGGCACTTCACGTAGCGAAAGCGGATGCGAAAGAACGCGCCGAACAGTATCGGTCATCACACGAAGTCTATACGCAAGCAAAGGACAAGAAGACGGAATTTGAGACGACATTTCGAGCGATTGTATCACGAGAAAAGAAACTGGCAAAAGAGCGCGACTTCTATACTGCTCACGATGAATGCCCGACGTGTACGCAATCGATTACGCAGGAATTCAAGCAGTCTCGGTTTGTCGTGATCGATGGCAAAGAACAGAGTGCGCAGAAAGCCAGACAGGAATGTGAACGACTCATCACCAAGTATGACGGTGTGCTGACCAAGACCAGTGCGGATCTGTCTGTATTGGAACAGACCGAGCGAGAGATCGCAAAGATCGATATGGAGGTTCCCATTCGTAAAGCACGAATTGTGGAACTCACCAAGCAGTTGACCGCACCAATCGTGCAACCACCGGCAGTCAATCTGGATGAGATTCGGGAACGGATTGCTGGAATCCACGCCCAGCAAACGGAAACTGCCGCGCGTCGAGCGATTGTTGATACCGCGAGTACCTTGCTCAAGGATAGTGGCATCAAGTCACGGATCATCAAGCACTATCTACCAATCATCAATCGTCAGATTAATCACTATCTGACCGCAATGGATTTCCCAATTCACTTCACGCTCGACGAACAGTTTGAGGAGCATATTCAGTCACGATTCCGTGATGACTTCTGCTATGAGTCTTTCAGTGAAGGTGAGAAGAAGCGCATCGACCTCGCGCTACTGCTGACATGGCGGGCGATTGCCAGACTCAAGAACAGCGCATCGTGCAACATGCTTGTACTTGATGAGGTGTTTGATTCGTCACTGGATGTTGCTGGCACTGAGGAGTTCTTGAAGATTATTCATGCACTGGAAGATGCGAACATCTTCGTTATCTCACATAAGACAGATTCGTTGATTGATAAATTTGCACACGTGCTGCATTTTGAGAAGCAGCGTGGATTCTCCACACTTCGAAAGTAGTGTATAATGAACACTATGTCTGAATTTGAAATTTGTCGAGTGCATCCTCTCCTAGAGGACGCCAGAATTAACTGCACGTTTGACGACATTCTTGCAATGAATGATGCCGAGTTTGTCGCTTATGTTGCAGAGATGCGGGAGGCATTTCTTCGGTATTGGGATACCGAAGGACTACCACCGCGGCGTGGGTGGACGTATTCCGAGATCGACGAAGAGTTTGGAAAGCTCTCTGGTTATGATGTGCAGAAGTTCTGGAAACAGGATGAACTGATTGAGAGCCGCCGCGTCATCCAGAATACGTCCACCGACGGCAATGCAGTCAATGCGTGGTTTGCAAGTTGGATGTACCAGACCCGCATCAATTACAACGAGAAGGACGAAGGGAAGAGCATCTATGACTTTTTCAAACGGGTCGATCTCTTTGAACGATATTTGCCTTATGCTCGCCGGCATTTTCTTCGTGATAGCTTCTATCTATTCGCGCAAAGTGTTCTAACCGGTAGTGCGCTCCCACATCATCCGGAGATGGTGCCGCAATCTGGATACGATTACGTTGTTGCATTCGATAAGCACGAGCGTATCTACGGGGAGTACGAACTTCTCATCGAACCAGTACTTGCAGAAAAGAGTGGAGACTATTCGGGCTACGGTGGTAAGCTCCAGCAGAACAAACCACTGCGTCTGACGTTCGACGAGTACACGGACATTCGCGATCATCTACTACCGATGAGTGCGTCACGGAATGTGCAGGAGAAGCATCTCAACGATACGTATGTGTTCCATCTTCGGCAGTACAAGAAAGGTGAGCGACTGTTTCCGGCACTCTTCCGGTCGTTCCGTATCTCGATGTGTCAGTATGCGGTGAACTTCCCACCACTGACAGCGAAACTGCTCTATGAGACGTTCCTGTCGCACGTGACGACGCCGGTCGTGCATATCTACGATCCGTCGTGTGGATGGGGTGGACGCATCTTGGGTGCGATGTCGTACAATCGACAACTCCCCAATGGTCAGATGCAGCACCTCTGCTATTACGGCACTGATCCAAATCCTGCCTTCTACAAGAATGGGACAAGTACATATGCCGTTGTTGCAGACCACTACAACGCGGTACGTGTCGGACAATCGTTGTTTGACGTGCCGCATGAGTACACCGTCTACCAGCTTGGGAGTGAACTGTTTCATACGACAGACGCATTCCAGCGGAATCAAGGGAAGGGCGATCTCGTCTTCACATCGCCGCCGTATTTTAACCGAGAAGCGTACAGCGAGGATGAGAATCAGTCCTACAAGAAGTTCAGCAGCTACGATGTGTGGCGTGATGAGTTTCTCCGTCCGACACTCAAGAACGCCTACGATTTCCTGAACCACGAACGCTATCTGCTCTGGAACATTGCCGACTTGAAGATGGGCAAGAACTACTTGCCGTTGGAAGAGGACAGCAAGAAGATCGCTCACGACCTCGGATTCGTCTACAAGGAAACGGTGCTGATGGCACTCGCGAGTATGCCAGGTGCGAATCGCGTGAACGAAGACGGTACAGCAACGGCAAAAAACTTCTGTAAGGTCAACGGACGCATTCTGAAGTACGAACCGGTTCATGTATTCTGGAAGCCGTAAACGTAACACAAATATAACACATACGTTACTCGGTTGTAACATACTGCGTAGTAAATACCTTGCGGACCAGTCTACAAGGAGCAGATATGTTGAAGTACGTCACACAAGTTTTTCTTATGTGTATGTTGATGACAACCATCACGTATGCACAGCAGACAGAATCACGAATTATCGGAAAGATTACCGACACTACACGAGCCGTACTGCCTGGTGTGTCCATCACGGTCACGTCACACCAGACAGGAACGGCTCGTGTTGTTGTATCTGACAGTGTTGGTGTGTATGCTATTACCAATCTATCACCAGGCAAGTATGCAGTTGACGCTATGCTTGACGGGTTCGCACCCACACATCGCGATATTGTGCTTGGAGTTGGACAGATTGAGACACTGGATGTGACGTTGAGTGTCGGATTGACTGATGTGGTACAAGTAGATGCGAACGTACCTGTACTCGATATATCTTCTGCAAAGATTGGCGTGAATGTGTCGTCAGCAGAGATTGAAAGTCTTCCCGTCAATGGACGAAACTTCGCGAATCTAATGACGCTGGCTACGGGTGCCACTACAGATGGTAATGGTGGGTGGGCAACGGTTCGTTTCAATGGGAAGTCGAACCAACAAAACTATCTTAGCTATGACGGTGTTGACGGCACATATGTGTGGGATGCAACACCCAGTTATCTGAACGCAACGGGTTCGCAGTTTCGACTGCAAACATCAATGGAGGCGGTCGGAGAGTTTCGAGTGAATTCGGGTTTGGCACCGGCTGAGAGTGGATTGGGCTCAGGTGGCAACATTTCAGTTGTGACTAAAAGTGGGAGCAACCAACGTAGCGGGTCGGTGTTTACGTATCATCGTAATGACAAACTTGACGCGGTGAGTCCTTACGACAACGTGAAGCAACCGATGCGGCTGAATCAATTTGGAGGTTCTTTTGGTGGCCCACTCAAAGCGAATCGCACCTTTATATTCGGCAGCTATGAGGGATTGCGACAGACCACAGGTCTCTCGTTCACTGAAGCGGTGCCAAGCGACACGGCGCGCACACTAATTCTATCATCTGCAAATACCCGAACTCTGGCGGTCGCGCCACTGTTGTCTGGATTTCCACGCGGAACGACCCCCACGTCCAATCCTCTCGTCTCGCTCGCGACGAACTCCACCAATGCAACCCAGCGTGAACATAGCGCCGCATTTCGGTTTGACCAGACAATTACGGCAAATCATTCGTTGTATCTGCGGTATCTCCGAAGCGATGGAACGCTCGACACGCCAGACCGCACGGTTACCCCAAGACGTATCCTTGCGCATGAACACGCGCAGAATGTCGTCGTTAACCTTCAGTCTATCTTTGGTCGGGCGGTCAATGAGTTGAAGCTCGGATACAATGTACCACACACAGATGCGACTGCGTATGGTCCTAGCGGATATGATGCCGTTGGGGTATCGCTATCGGGGTCATTTACGTCATCGTCTATTGATGCCCGTGGCACAACAGGTATTGCAAGAAGTGGATTGCTGATTCGCGCATCATCTGCATCATCCACGGTGGGTTCTGTATTTGCGCCGCAGTCGGTATCGTTTGCGGACACACTTACGTGGAATCGCAGTAATCATACATTCAAGTTCGGAACCGAGTATCGAGCAATTCGTGGTGATTTCAAGTACCTTGATAGTACCGAGATTGCGTATAACAGCATCAATGATTTCATTGCGAATACACCGAATTCGGTTGCGGTCGCACTGGACTCTCCAATGTTCAGTCCACGGCAATACTATCTCATCGGGTTCGCACAAGATTCATGGCGAATCACACCACGCATGACCGCAGAACTCGGTTTACGCTACGATTTCTATTCGGTTGTTCGTGAAGCATACGGGCGGGCGCGTCCCTTCTTCGTTGAAGATAATGCCTTTGCAACAGATGCGAATAACTTCTACGATCCAGACTACAATAACGTCGCACCTCGAACATCTATATCGTATCAAGTGACACCAAAGACGGTTGTGCGTGGCGGATTTGGCATTTTCTACGGACCTGGCCAGTTTGAAGATCGTATTCAGCCCATCGAAAACTATATTCAGCGTCGAAAGGTCACTGCTGCGGATTTACCTGCCGGACAATTAGCATACCCTGTACCCACATCCGCATACAAGGACATTCTTGCAATTCGTGGCTACACCCATCATCGCCCTGACGAATACAACGTCCAGTATGGAGGAAGTCTTTCGCGAGAGCTGCCCGGGTCAACCAGCCTGACTATTGGTTACACAGGTAGTCGCGGCCGCGACATGTTCTTACGAGGTGTAGGAAACACACTCGATACGACAACGCTCGTACGACTCGCGCCAAGTGTGGGACAGGTTGACTATAAAACATCTGGATGTCTCAATGGTCTGGTGATTGCGAAAACCCCGATATATGGCTGTGGTGTGGCGGCATATGACGCGGTTCAACTCAATGCGACGCGTAGATTCCATCGCGGCGTTACTGCGGCTTTCCAGTATCAGTTTTCGCGAAATCGAGGCACGACACAAGGGTCAAACGAAGCCGCCACAACACAGAACACATTTGATTTTACGACAGAATACGGCACCAATCCGCAAGACATCCCACACACGTTCAACGGGTCATTGGTCTATGACGTACACGGATGGCACATCGGCGCGATGGTGAATGCTCGGAGTGGTGTGCCATTGAATGTGACGATTAACCGACCCGATAACATCACGGTGAATGGGGTGACGGTTGCCAACATTCCCGGTGGAAATAGTCGAGGCACACAACGTCCTGATTTGATTCCGCATGTGAATCCGTATCTCAAGGATGGTGTACGGTGGTTGAATCCTGCGGCGTTTGCTACACCGCAGCCCGGCACGTTTGGGAATCTCCCACGCAACTACCTCCGTGGTCCTGCGTTTTGGCAAACGGATGTTATGGTAAGCCGTGATATACATCGGATGCAATTTCGCGTAGACGTGTTCAATGTGCTGAATCACTTGAACTATGAGAATCCTGCCGTTAATCTGCCGAATGGAATTCCAGGCGTTCCGTTTAACTCGACAACTGCGGGCACATTTGGATACATTATGGGACCGCTTAATCGTACGGTTGGACTTGGCACCGCACGGCAAGTACAAGGTTCTATTCGCTATTCATTTGGACACTAAATAGTAATGTTCAACCGCGACGATGATGCCTTCGGGGTCATCGTCGTTTAACCGTCGCTCTAAGGAGGACACCATGACTCAGAATTACCTGCCTGCCAGTCTGCTTTCCAACACTTTCTTCCAGACCACTATCGGGTACGACCGGATTTTCGGCGAACTTCGAACACTACTGGAAACCACCCCGACGAAGCCATCAAACTACCCGCCGCACAATATCATTCAGGTGGATGACCACGTGTTTGATATTCATGTCGGTGTTGCAGGATTCGATATCGAGGATCTTGAAGTTTATACTGAAAAGCAGCAATTGGTGATTAAGGGCAAGCGAGAACACCCGACCGATGAGAATGCGAAGTATATCCATCGCGGTCTCGCACTGCGCTCGTTCGAGAAGGTGATTCCCATCGCAGACACGATTGAGCTAAAGGGTGCATACATGAACAACGGCTTTCTCCGTATCACGGTCGAGAATGTTGTGCCGGAAAAGGATAAGCGCAAGCAAATCGAGATTCGTCACGAATACACCAAAGAACTTCCCACCGAATAGTCCTGTCCCACAGCACCGGGAAGGTTCTCACCTTCCCGGTGTTCCTAAATATCCTCATCACTCTCTTTTTGAGGATCCTTTATGGCAACCAACCCATCGTCACCAGCAGAAGCCGCACTTATTGCGGCAATGAAAGAACTTCTTGGCAACGTCTACGTCATGTACCTTCGTGCGCATGGTGCGCATTGGAACATCGAAGGCCCACTCTTCGCGAGTCTCCACGACTTCTTCGGTGATATTTACGAAGACGTTTTTGGGTCAGCAGATACGATTGCAGAGGGTATTCGACAGCACGGCGCGTACGCACCCTTCAATCTAGCGCATCTGGTTAAGCTGTCAACGATTGGGGACGCGACAATTACGTTTGAAGGAGGGGGTGCGCCCTCACCGCTTCTTCAGGACTTGTACGATGTCAATGAAGCAGTGAGAGCGTCGCTCAAGAAGGCGTATCGTGCTGCGGAGCAGGCGGAGGATTATGGTCTTTCGAACTTCTTTCAAGACCGTCTAGCCATGCATCAAAAGTGGATGTGGCAGATCAAGTCGCATCTGGGTCTTGGTAAGTAACTATCGCTTGGATTTCACATCCAGACGTAATTCAAATCGTGCAAGTTCTTTATGCAGAGATGCGACTTCGTCACGCAACCATCGAAGCTGTCGCCAATACCACAGTGCGATAAAGACCGCGACAACCGTAATGATCAATTGTGAACCGGCAAGGCTAATGACAATATCCATAACTGTCCTATAGGAAAATGCCCCGACGATGGTCTGTCGGGGCATTGTTGTGTTTAGTCGTCGTTCAGAACGTCAGCGAAGAACTTGCTGACTTCGTCCTCGTCGTCATCCTCGATGACAGACTTCTTTACAGATGCGGTCTTCGGTGCTGCGGTCTTGAAACTCGGTGCGGGCGTCGGTGCAGGAAGCGCCGCCTGACGCTGAATGATCTGGTCAGCGGTTTCCGGCCGGTCGTCCGCGTCACCACTCAGCGCACGGCTGAATCGCTTCGCGAGATCATCGAAGTTCTTGAACTGGTCGGGTGCCGTGAATTCCAGCAGTGAGTACTGCTTTTCCCACGTGGCTTCCTTCGATGCGTCGTCTCCTGCAAACAGTTCAGAGGGATCGACAAACTCCGACTTATCGTAGTTCTGATACCCACCGACCTTCTGTGCCTTCAGCTTGAAATCACAGCCTTCCCAGAAGTCGAACGGATTCGCCGGCTTCTGGTCAGGAAACTGCGGCTCCAGCAGTTCACCGATCTTGTCGGAAATCTTCTTGCCATACTTGAACAGGAAGACCTTCCCGTTGTTCTCGGGATGCGCGGGGTCTTCGAGAATGAGCACATTGCTGATATAGGTCAGCTTGCGCTTACGCTCACGAGCGATGGTCTTGTCGGACTCGATACCGCTGTTCCAGAGCTTGTTGTTTTCCTTGCAGACCGGGCACGGACGATTGTCGAGCGTCGTCGGGCAGTTCTCGATGAACCATGACCCTGCGGGCCCCTGAAACCCGTGTGAGAAGAGCCGCACATACGGAATGTCTTCGTTCTTAGGTGCTGGAAGGAAACGCAGACGAGCAAATCCAATACCCGTCTTCGCGTCGACGGTGAGCTTCCAGAAGCGGTCGTCTGTACTACCCTTCTGTGGACTGTTTGTCTTCTTGACTTCTTCGGCGAGCTTGGAGATGAGGTCTTTGCGGGAATTGCGGAGGGAGGTGAAATTTGTAGCCATATGCGTCTGTCCTTTGCCTTAGTATTGGCACGAGTATGAGTGTCGAATAACGAACGAGTCAAGTATAGCACAGATATTTAGCTTACGCAAACAATTGCTGCTCCTGTTCTGCGGGTGCGAGTGATGGTAATTGATACGATGCCCAGAATGACTGCGACAGCTTATAGGAGAACTGACGCCATGCGGTGCGACGCCAGCGAATAAGCTGATCCGCTTTCCGTAGTCTGGTAATCCACGGACGGATGCCAAAACTGCTATTTGCGGGTTCGGTTTCTTCATAATGCCGCGACCAGTGGTAACTGAATTCGTCACGCGGAATCAGCAAGAGCAAACACGCAAGGTCAATAGGTAGGTCTTTATTGATCAGACTCTGAACGCAACCGGGGAGGACAGAGTCTTCGCTGCCGTACAGCCACTCGTAGAGGTCTTCAGGGCGCACGGACTTCCGAAGGTCGTACAATTCATGTGCGAACTGTGTCACACCATTCTCGGCACGAGACGCAAAGCGAATACCCGCATCCATATTCTCAGGTGTGCAGACATCCGCAATGTATGCGGTAGGTTTGTAGAAGTAGCTTACCAAGAACGTGGCATGAATCTGCTCGTCGTTTAGCTTTGTGGAGAGACGATAGTAGAACTGCCGGTCACGTTGCGAGATAAGCGGAGGAGTCTTGATATGACCACTATACTTCATGAAGTCATAGCTCTCGCTGGCGAAGTACATCCGATAGGACTTCGCGTACATAAACACATGTTCTGCGGTCATTAGAATGGCAGTTCGTTGCTTTTCTTGAGGAAGTGGAGACGATGCGCATCGTTCGCGAGTTCAGACTTGATCTTATCACCAAGTAGCGGTGCGATCAACTCTGGTTCAATCTTTCGCTGCTCACAGAAGTACAGTACGGCATCAAGGTACGTCATGCCCTTGTCCGTCACCAGTGAAAGAATGTGCTGTGCGAGTTTTTCTGATACGATAGTTTCAACAGGCATGATGGTCTACACAGATATACACGCAAGATTATGTTGCGTCTATGGATACGCGCAACAATTAAGGTGCTGGTTTCTGTTGCCGAGAGAGCCAGCGTCTCCGACTGTCCGTAGACAATCAAGTGCGGCTACTAGGCCGCGAGTGCGTAACTGTTATCAGTTACTGTGTGTCTCTGTTTAACGTCAGCGACTTGACGATTGTCTCCATGTCGTTCTGCCAATACCCCGTCGAAGCCAGATCGCCCCCATCATCAACACACCACATCACCACGCGCTACCCACCCCAGTTTCCCCGTACAACGTCCACGTCAGCCGACGAATTAGGTTCTGGGCCTTAGCCTTGTCCGTGTGTGATGTGCTGATGGTGGAGGCGGCGGGAGTCGAACCCGCGTCCGCGATATCCGTTCAACACTTCATCGACAATATCAATATTTAGTCGGTATCTCGTTCAAATAGTTGATCGCGTTTTGTAATATTGTAGTGTTAGGAAATGCACCTAACGCTCGATTACATGTGTGACAGAGCCAGCCCCGGAATTCTTTTGTTTCGTGGTCGTGGTCTACCGTCCACGGTGATGTGAATCTGTTTCCAGCATTTCTAACTTCGTCTTCTGTCTTTTGGCAGATGGGGCATGTATGATTTTTTGGTGACGGATACTGTTTGCGCAAGGCCTTGCGTTCGTTTGCCAACATACGTTCACATCGTTTGCACTCGGAACGAAGATAGTTGGCACCGCTGGCCACTGTGTATTCGTGTAATGGTAATTCGTTGCTACATTTACTACACTTTTTGGTTTCCTCTGTAGAAGGCCCGAATAAAGTATCCATATTTGGGTCAACTACAGGCGGGTATATCTAGAATCAATCGGCGCAATCAGATCATCCCCCTCCATCACATGCAAGACCGATGCAATTTTTGCCACCACATCACGAATCGCTTCGTTATTCATGGCAATATTGGCATAGTAAATCTTGCTGACCATATCTTCACACCATTCGTGGTACTCGTTGACTGTTTGAAATTTAGCCATATGCGCATATCCGGCGTGGTTACTTTTTCAATCTACGTGACTCACTGATTATAGCACAGGATTGTGATAGTGAGAGTAGTATTCGTCAATCCGTTCGCGTAGCGTGGTGTATTGTTCTGCCGGTTTGGTTTCGAAAATCTGAAACCCGTCAGGTGAGACGATGGGAAAGATGATCCGTGAGACTTTTTTGCCGGTATGTTCAAAGACACAGAGTGCATAGAAACAGCCTTGTAGATAGTAGTCGCGTACGTATTCCTCTTTCTTGAGTCTGCGACTTGTCTTGAAATCGACTACCGACAGTTCACCATCGACTGTTGCCAGCAAGTCCATACGACCTGCCACTTTGAGATATGCGGAGTAGGTGTCCTGCTCTTGTGCGTGGATTGTCTGAAGATGATCGTGCATCCACGGCGAGAGCTTCGACCAGTAGTCTCTTACGGTATCGTCCGTAGTTGAGAGATCGATGGGAAGGTTGTCGAGATATGCTTCGGCGAGCGCATGGAGAGACGTCCCGCGTGACGTAGACTCCTGCGTAATACGCTGCGCTTCCGCAGTCCCGACGCGCCTCTTCCATGCGTCGAGCGCAGGTTTTGGTTTCGCACCGAGAACACGCGTGATGGAGGGAAACCGCTCACCCGTATCGAGAACTTCGTAGACCCGACCTTCTGGCAAATTTCTTTGCTGAAGTTTTGGAAAGATGAACGGCTGATGGTAAAAAGTCATGATCAGATTATACTATACATTGATGGTCGAACCACGATGTCGTTTCTTGATGTCTTTGAGAATCTCATTGAATCCGCCGGGGGTCTTCAGTCCCCCACGATTGATGCTATAGCTGACACCGGGCGCTGCGGCAAGACGTTCAATAGTCTCGCTCTTTCCACACTGTGGGCATACTTCCGACAGGGGATTGTCTCGGTCTGCGATAGGGAGTGAAACGTCGGTGACAGTGAATCCACAGTCTTTACATTGATAATCATACAGCGGCATACGGCTCTCCTAGAATCCCATCTTCTTTCCACGAACATCTTCTGCGGTGCCCCAATATGGGAAAGACTCCGCGGCATTGCTCAAATCATGATAACCATTTGCTGCATTGCGTCCACCAACCGCACTGTAGCGGCGCAGACCATGCGCAGTCTTGAAGCTGATGACCGGATTCTCACCCGTCCAACTGTATTCGGCTTTCGACTTGAAGACAATGCCGGGTCGTCCCATGAGATTGTTGAGGAACTGACCCTCGACGTACTTCTGACCATTCCACGACGCTTGTTCTTCAATCACGGCTTGCAGACGCTGAATCCAATATTCGCGACCGCACATCTGTGCGCCTTCCGAGAAGGGTTTGCGCCAGAACAATCCTCGATTCCGCTTACTGATCCAACTGTAGAGGAGATACATGTTGGTATAGCGATACGCCACGTCATCACGTTCGGGAGTGAACGTGAAGTATTCTGGTGGATACAAACAATCGGACTCTGCGGCAATCGCAAACTTAGTCTTTGCCGCCTTGAGACCGATGAGTAATTGCTGAAATGCGGAACCGTCACACCAGTCCTGCTCACCGACGCAGATGTTGGTACCAAAGTTCTCGATGGGTTTCTGCGAAACACTGATGAGCGGGAGGTCACCTATAACCGACAACAGGTGCGCCCGAATCTTAGATTCAAACGCTTCATCTTCGCGATTTGCCGTATAGTAGATAACCGTAGTATCCATGCTAGATAACCAGATGACGAACGTCCACAAAGTTGCTCAGTACCGATGTATGTGGTGACAGTGCGGTAAAGTCGAATCGGTATTTGAAGAGATGGAATATTTCACTGAACTGGTAATAATGCTCGTATTTAGGGTCGGTGTCATGGATGATGACATACTTCGCGTGATTGGCAAGACGCGCCGCATCAAACTTTCGCCGCACAAGTGGGCCATGATCCACGAATGCAATTTCCCATGGCTTCTCAATATCCGCGAGGTCGAAATTACGAAGTTCGTGGACTTCATGAAAATCGTTTTCGAATTGTTTTGCAGGTCGCGCCCACTTTCCCCAATGGTCGTAGGAGACGAGCTTGCGCCGCGTCGGGGCACACGCGTAATGCAGATACGTGGTGCTGTAGAACCCTGTCCCAAGTTCGAGAATCGGCCCAGTGGTTTCCCGTACCAGCTTCATTAGCACGGGAAAATGTGTGGCGGGTTCAAAGTAGTAGGGAAGAACTTTTGCCATATTAGAACGAGAGGGTTGTCAGATCGATCGATCGATCTGACAAGTTGTCAGATCGATCAGATTACTGACCAGAACGGTACGCTTGTTCATGAGACCGTGATACGTGATGCCGTAAAGGAACTTAGCATTGATGGCTTTAAGCAGAGCATCATCCACATCGGGAATGACGATATAATTAGCCCACCATGCGAGACGCTTGATTTCCTCGATTCGACGCTCACGCGGTGAGTGGTCGATGAGTGCGACGTCCCAATGCCGTTGAATGTCGATGTGTGCCCAATTCTCAACCATGTAGATGGCATGGTAGTCAGATTCAAACTGCTTGGCCGCACGATAGTATTCCGGATCGTGATCATAGGACACGATCTCTCGCTTGTTTGAATAACACGCGAAGTGTATCAGCGGTGTGCTGTACTGTCCTGTACCAAGTTCGAGAATGCGACCAGTTGTCTCATCGAGAACGCGCATCGTCACCGTGAGGTGACTAGAGTTGTCCGCGTAGTATTTCAGTTCCATATACCACCCTACGGTTCATTCGGGTCATCTTGCAATGCACCCGTGACAAACTTCATATATCGTTCTTGTGATTCAGCGGTAAGTTGTGTGGTAGTGAGTGATCCAAAGACGAGACGCACAAAGATGAGCAAACACACGACACAGATGATCTGTGCGCTCAACGGCAATTGCGGCACGTTTGTGAACATAAACGGAATCACCAGCGCAATCAAACTACCAGCAGTCTTGAACATCACAGGATAGTTTGTGACCGTTTCATATCGGAGTTCCATATGTTCGCTGATCGCTCGTTCTACCTGCTTCCGCATGGACTCTTCCAAATCACGCATGTTGTGTGCCATCAGAATTCCCACTCATCATATTCTTCAAACGCATCCATATCCTGATTGCGCACGGCATGTCGCAACGTTGTTTCGAGTTCTTGCTTTGACGGATTTTTGATGATCCGTGCGGTGTAGGGATTGGGCTCCTGCTTCCGCTTTGACTTCTTAAACGACGTCTTGGATTCACGCTGGAATCGACTCATAACTCACCGCACAAGTTTGACGGGGAATGGATTGTTCAAGAGACCGGGATAGGCGGCTTCCACCACAGCTTTCGAGCATTTGTACTTGGTGCCAAACTTCTTGTCTTTGACCGCAAGCAGGAGTTCCGCTTCGCTACTATGGAGACGTTCAAGCAGTTGCTGAAACAGTTGCTCACGACGATACGGTTTCAGGTTACTCGGTACACCTTCAAGAAACAGGTACATCGTGCGCAGTTCACGATTCAGATTTGACGGAGAGTAGCCAAGCGGCGCCTTATCCGGTGTATAGGGTGGTGCACCTTCGGGAAGGAGCCACTTCACATCGGAGGAATGTGCGAGACCGAGAAAGTATCGCAGATTCGTGGTATCGTGCTGATGAATGACTGCAACTTTGTCTGCGGTCTTGGACAGCGTGGCGATCTGTTCGAAGATTTCTCCAAGTGTCTTCTTCATTGTGGTGTCTCTGACGCCGATGCGAGCATTCGGCAAATAGTTTTCAAACTGCGGACGACCGTGACCATATGCGGCTCACACGCATCTGACCAGCGATTTGTTTTCTTGTAGTAGTCGAGCAGATCGCGACATACAATCAACGTATGTTCATTGTAGATTTGGTGCCGCTCTTCGTTCGTGAGCGGCACCTCTTCCTGTGGGATATTCTCTTCGAGACGCGCTCGTCGTGCATCTCGCGTTTCAAAGGGATAGATACGTGCCATTACTGAATCACCAGTTTCTGTACTGGCTTCCCCTCTGCGACCACCGCTTCCAGTAGACGTCGCCATGGTTCTACGCGTGACTCGAACGAATAGAACTGCTGATAGTACACACTCTGTACCTTGATGGAGTTCTGCACATGGGGGTCTGCGTAGAAATCCAGCGCCTGCTTCATGTTGATGTATGTCCGCTGCACCATGACTTCAGGACGCTCGTCATACTGGAACATCCATGCCCATTCGCCGCAGGTTTCAGGGAGGGCCCCATAGCTGCTTGTGACGCAGAGACATCCTGACATGAGAGCTTCCTGAATAGCAAGACAGGAGGTCTCCGGATACGTCGAAGGATAGACGAACACATGCGTCGCATCGAGCGCGTCACGCACGACGCTATTCGGCTGCGTCCCATGATAGACGACACAGGGATTCTCCTTCAGCTTATCGTAGAGTGGCTGAAACTGCTTATCCTGTTCCGTCCATCCGTAGATGTTGAACGATGAGAAGATGTGGAGTTCCCAATCCTGTCGTTCCTGTGCGAGAGCTTCCGCAGCCGCCGCCAGCACGGCAAGACCACGATGTGGGGTCGAAGTGTACGCAAAGCGGAGCTTACCGTCCGTCGTCTTGGGGAGCTTCGACTCGCGGTACGGTACGGCGTTCTTCAGCACCACTCCTTCGCTATACGGAATACCGAGATACTGCGCATACTGCTGCTGCTGCCAGTGTGAGACGAAGACGATCTTGTTGAACTGGGTTCGATATGTCGGATCGCGCAGCACTGAGGATGCCGGATCTTGTGGAAGATCGTGCAACCACAAAATGCGGGGCTTATCCTCAAGCTCCACCTGTTCCGGCCGAGAGAGAATGATCTGTACCTGTTCGCACAGATCGGGTAGCGCGTTCTTGAGATAGGAATACAGTAGCTCGGTGCCACCCTGTGGTTTCACTTCAGACATATAACCTCACGAGAAAATGTTCTGCTCTACTTATCATCCACGCGAGTACTGATTCTTCGCGTTGAATCCTTTGATCACAAATCCGCCCGCTGCGGGTTTTCGTTCCACCTTCTTTTTACAGGTCGGGCATCGTGCTTCATGTTCCGCACGTTCGAGTGACGGAAACATCATCTCCGTGACCGCATCACACTTCTTGCAATAGAATTCCCAAATGGGCATGATTAGCGCCTTTCTGGAACACGAAGTTTCACCATCGTCCCACTGACGGTTTCAAGTGTGTAGAGATTAACCGCCCAATCGTACCAGCTTTCACGATTGATGTAGTCGTGCAACAGGACTGCGGTGCCCGGCCGGAGACGGGTCAACATCGACGCCAGCACCGCACCACGTGCAATACCATCGACCAGCACAAGTTGCACCGTTGACCAGTCGAAGTTCTTCGTGTCACGCGTCACAAAATTCACGTAGTTGCTGAGACCGAGCGGACATTCTTCTAGTGCGTTTCCATTGGAGACGACAGATAGAGAATCTGTTGCGGGAATGTGATGCAGGAAGACCTGTGTATTTGCATTCGGTGGAAGCGACAGCACCGCTTTGCGCGTATCTTCAAACCACTGCACATTGTGTTCGATGGAATGCAATTGCTGATCGCGATAAAGCTGTGTGGCAAGATAGTAGGTAGACCCACCCATGCCCCATTCGAGAATCGTTGCGTTACTGTCGATCCCCTTTAGCGTGTGCGAGAGCAGACCTACTTCGTTCGGTTGCATTAGCGGTTGTTTTGGAAATGACATAATATTTGGCTGTCCTTTACATACATTTGGCTGAGATGCTAGGATTCAAACCTAGACCAAGAGGGTCAAAGCCTCGTGTGCTATCATTACACCACATCCCAATAATCGTGATCAGCACAGGAATCGAACCTGCGGTCTATCGTCTAGATGGTCAATTAGCGTGAGGGGCTGGCTGGTGCTAGGGCGACAATACCAGCCGTCACACCTGCTGCACCTGCTGCGGTGAGCAACCACCATGCCGCAGGAGATCCACAACGAATGGCGATATCGTGGTAGGGTGACTTTCGCACATCAATCGGGCCCTCAGTGCAGATAACCCGACCTTTCGCGTCGAGTAGCTCCACGAGATACGATGCCGGTTTCACATCCAACCAGATAAATCGACCATCGGTATCCAGAGACTGCCGCTGGATATTCTGTGATGAGATATCATGCAGTTGCACCGTATAGGACGTATAGGGCTTTGATGCTGTCGGTCGGGCCGACCCTTTAATGTAGGGGGTCTGAATTTGTGCCGACACCGATGTGATGCTAAGTGCGACGACCAACAGTGCGCGTGTGAGAGAATATTTCATGGTTGTATTTAGCGGCATCCGTAACAGGGTTGACCATCGACCGCGGCCGATTCGAATGGAAGATATGGTTGCCATTCTGGGATAAAATATCCGAAGTCTCGCGCTTCAGTCACCGGTTTGACGCGGTGGCATACGTCGCAGGTATTTTCGTGCAACGTAGACATGTGTGTGAGTGGGCCGCTATACTTACCCTGATGCCATGTTCCGTAGGTATTGCCGCAATCAAAACAGACCCAATCAGGCTGATGCTGCGCAAATTTGGAGAAAGTCAACATGGGAATATTGTCTCACATTAAAAGGTTGCAGTCAATGCAATACCGAGACGATTGATGCGTGTGGTGCCTGTTGTCCCGACATAAGGAGAGATCCAGATGTTGGTAAAGGGTTGCTTGGGAAGACTGCCAATATTGAAGGATGCAGGGAGCACTCCGATTGAACGTTCGGTACCGCTAAATGTAATGGCTGGCGACAAGACCGCCCAGCGAGTATCCTCTGGCGCATGGGAAGTACCTCGACGCAACAGCGAGACCGCAATCATTCCTGTGGTGGTTCGCTGTGTCTGTGATGCAGTCCCGATAGTTGCTGACAAACCCGCTTGCAGTCGTGGAGCGACCGTCCACCGAGGCAGATTGGCTGTCGCGGCAATCGTAGTGGTTTCCGTGGTCGTGATTGGAATCCGCTGCCCCTGTGGATTGACTTCGTACAGACGGATGAGGTTTGTTGGGATACCCCGCGCATTCTTTCCCACCGTATTGATGATGGAGAACGTTTGGTGAAGGGTGTACTTTGCGGTGGACCCGTCACTGGTAAAGGTGAGTCGCCAATCTTTGAATGTGAGCGAGACTCGCTGCGGCGTAGGTGTCGGTGCCGGCGGTGTCGTCTCCACCGTACCACCACCCTGCGACTCATAGTGCGCGACCGAGATAGACAGTTCATCCACGCGCACCTTCAATGCGGCATTTTCGCGCATCAATGCCGCAATGGTCTGGTTGTCTTCGGGATGCTGAATGTACTGCGTAACGGTCTTCTCCGTAATGACTGGCACAGGAACGCGAATCGTGGTCACGCCCGGAGCAGGATTACTGATGACTGGAAGCGGAGGAGTGGTTCGTGGTGCGGCCATATATCCGGCAAAGAAGACCAGCACGACACCAACGGCAACGAGCAGCGCACGGACACGGGACAGATAAATAGACATAATCTACTCCAAAACTTGTGGTTCATCCACGTGGATTATATAGGGTACTCGAATGATCTCATTTCGCGAACATCTTGCTCTTACTGAAGGGGTCGATGACCCCGGCATTCTCAAATGCGTGTTTATGGCCGGTGGGCCCGGTAGTGGAAAATCGACGGCCGCAGAGGAACTATTTGGCATCGATCCCAAGATCAAAAGCTCCTTCAGCACCTATGGTCTCAAGGTGGTGAACTCAGACCGAGAGTTTGAACGACTGCTCAAACTGCACGGTGTTCCAACAGACTTGGACACGCTCAAAACCACGAATCCCACACAGTATAATTGGGCGATGGAATTGCGCGGTCATGCGAAAGACACGACGACGAAACTCCGCGCACAATATGAACAGGGTCGTCTGGGGTTGATCATCGATGGTACGGGTCGGGACTATGACGATATTCGTGATCAACGTGAGCAATCTATGGCGATGGGATACGACTGCTACATGGTGTTTGTTAACACCGAGCTTGATGTGGCACTAGAGCGGAATCGTCGGCGGAGTGTTGCGGGTGGTCGGACGGTTGGCGAGGACATCGTCAAAGAGTTTTGGGAAGCGTGTCAGCGAAATCTTGGCAAGTTCCAGCGACTCTTTGGGGGGACGAATTTTCTGGTGGTCGATTCGCGAAACGACAAAGACAAAAATCGGCATATTCTTGAATTGTCGGGTAAAGCTATTCGTCGATGGGTTGCCGAACCGGTGAAGAATCATCGCGGCGCTCAATGGATTCGACTCATGGGGGGTCGTCACGGTCACCACTAATGAGAAACGCCACCTGTTCGCAGGTGGCGTTCTAGTACTAACGGTTTCGCTTTCGGCTGGCTTTCGCGAGAGCGTCTTTCTTCCGATTGCGCGTCTTGCGGTTCGCTTTCGTACCATGCGGGTCGCTGATGCGCTGTGCTTTGGTGAGCATCTTTCGCAGCATCTGCATTTCCTTCAGTGACCGTTCCATCTTCGCAATCGTCTCCGGTGACGGTGCGTTCGGGTCAATGGTCAACCGTGTCGGTGAGTTATCGATTGCCAGTGTCTGCCCACCATCGGTCGGTGGAATGATCTCATATTCAACGTGTTCCATATAGATTCCTTTATCTTAACATCTAAACGACATCACCACGCGCTACCCATCCTGATGTGCGCCGCTTGTGGATTCCAACAAACTACTTATGGGTTTTGAAGCTCAGTAACTACAGGACTCGCACCTGCTGGTATCTCCTTCACCCACATCAAGCCTCAGCCTTGTCCGTGTGTCGTATGCTGGTGAATAAATACGTCTATGCTGACCTTTCGAACATTTCTCATCGAGACGGACATCCGTGCTGCGAAACCTGCACCGCGACTAGTGGCAAAAACACTTTTGCGCAGTTTGAGTTATGCGGGACATGCCATCAACGAACCTGATTGATCACAGTCGTTCCGGCATTCAAATCGTTTCTCTAATCCATAGCGACCCATTGTGAAGTCCTTGTAAAAATGGTCGG